ATGTTTATTAACTAGCTCGTTTACTTGTTTATTAGATCCTTCAAATTCAATGTCATTTAAATCGTTTGTAAAATTTAAGACATCTTCTGTTTTTAAACTTTTAGAATACTTATTGTAGTTTTCAGCAATCTTTTGATTAACACCATTAATAATGTCTGATGCTTCGTTTGCATCTTCTTCAGCTTTATTTTCTAAAGCAATCTTTTCTACTACAGCTCCAACACTACTTATAGCTTTGCCGTAATTAGTTGCTAGACCAACTGGTAAAGTTAAAGCTCCAGTTTGTGCAACTTGAGGATCTTTTACTCTTGTTTGACTTTCATAAATTTTTAAGACTGCCATTATCCAATTGCTCCAAAACTGTTTGCTGTTGATAATAAAGATGCGAAACCTTTTATAGTTTCTGTTCTAGCTGTTAGATCTCCTTTGAAAGCTTCGCCAGTTCCTTTAGCTGCAAGTAATATGGATTGATTTAATTGTTCCATATTATCCATCTCTGCATTGTAATCGTTGATTACTAAATCTGTTGCTTGATTAATTCTAAATTCTAAAGCTGCAAGATATGTGCTTTCACCTTCTCTTAACTCAGCTCCAGTATTAAGAGCATTAACTTTAAAAGCTGAATATTGTTTTTTAAAGTTTTTTACTAATAAAGGTCTTGTAACTTGATCGTAAGTTTTTTTTCTTATTCTTGCTTTTGCGGCCTGATAGTCAGCTTGAGTTTGATATAATTCATTGTTGTATCTTCCTATCTTTTTGGCTGCATCTGCTGCAGCGAAATTACCAATAAAACTCATAAATAAATCTTTGCCATCCTTAAATAATCTGATTTGTCAGGACCATAGGCGATCATAAGTCCTTCGTTTTTTAATCCAAGAAACTCAGCAAATCTTAAGCCCATATTAAAATTAGCTTTTACTGATGTTTGTAACCGCCAAATTTTATTAGCTGAGCAGAGAATATCCATTCTCTTTTTAATTAATCTCGCTGATCTAATTCTGTTTTTATATATTCTTTTGCTTGAGATAACCCATCCTTCAGCCACTCCATGCCATAAAGGAACAATGCCACCACTGCAGACAGGCTCACTATTACATAGTAAAGTAAATGATAAGCCAGCCAAAGCAAAGTCGATCCTATTTTCTTCAAATGTTGCATCATAATCCATCAATTTATCGTTCAGTCCAAAAGCAATCATGTCTTTACCATGACCAGTTTTGTAAGGAACTATTTCAAATCTATCCATCGCTGGTTACAACAGTTGGATAAATAGCCAATAGCGATAGAGGTAAAGGCTGATCTTGTTTTACAAAAATAAATCCATCCGTGTTGTAATCATCTCTAAACTCAATCTCTTTATCACCAGCAACTAAAGTTGATACTGGAGAACCTAAAGGATCAGATGTAGTTCTAAACGGAATAGTTTCTAAGCTTGATAAGCTTGGTCCTACTTTTGCTCCCACTGTTTCAAATAGTCTTAATACTACTTTAGAAATTCTTTTTGTTTTACCTTGAGCTGTTCCTTCTGCAGCTCCTCCTTCAATTCTCATTGTTTGTAAAACACTGTCGTAATTTAATCCGACCACCGCACTCGTTACTGATCGATCAAGTGTTATCGAGCCTGAGCTTACTGTTTTGTCAGCATGTGTTGAACCATCCGCTAGGATAGAAACAACTTGTCCTTCTAAATGAGAAAGACCGCTCAACGTGGTGGTTGAACCGCCACTATAAGTTAAGTGACTGTCCAAAAATCTAAAATCTGTTGATGTAGTTTCGTCAAAATCGAAATCTGCAAAACACTCTACATATCTCTTAGTAGCTCCATTTATTGTTCTTTTTACAATAACCCAAAGCTGATCTTCAGTTAATGTTCCAGAAATACTGGCAACACTCTCAACAACTCCATATCCAGTAGCACTGTCTCCAGTACCAAAATTACCACCTAATTTATGTTGATGCCATGCAACAACATTCTCAGATCTCTGGTAAGTTAATCCTGCAAATACGCCATCATCTCTTACACACCATAAAATACTGTCAGGTTCTTGCTGATAAGCCATTTCGTTGATACCTGACTTAGTAACTATATCATTTAGAATAGTTAAATCAGGAGCAACGTAACCGTCACTGTCAAAGTTATAACTTAATTCTCTAATTTTTCTTTTTGCTTTTTGTAAAAATAACGTGGCGTTACCAGCAGTTACAGCATCTACATCAGCAGTTCCGTATGAACTTTGTTTTTGAATAGTGACATTTGTTGGAGTTACAGCTGCGTTAGTCCCATCAGCCGATACGGTAAACTCCCCCCCAGTCGTACCTACAATTAAAGTTCTTACAGATTTTAAATATCTAATTCTATTTACTTGGTTTGATGCAATCGTATAAACCATGGCATCATCAGCTGCAGTACCAGTGGTCATGTTTTCATAATCACCAGACTTTGAAAAATATAATGTTTGTGGTTCTGATGTAGTTCCAGCAAAAACTAATCTTTGTTCAAAGAAAGAAACTGTTGATGGATGTCCAGTAGTATCTGAGAAAGCTCCAAGCTTCCAATTTGTTACTGCACTCGTATTATCGAAGTCATCTTTTACAGTTGCATTTACAACAGTAGCAGAAGTGAACCCAGTAATTTTAGCATAACCGTTAGAAAAATTTATAAGTCTATCAACATCAGTCGAAGCAAAAGTTGAAGCTGATGCGGTGATAGTTATATTTCCAGTGGTTGCTGACGGTGTCATTGTAGTTGCTGATGAATTGGCAACTAAATAAGGACCATCAGTAAATTCTATTTGGTCTAAGCTCCAAGATGTATGGCCAGTTCTAGAAAGTTTTCTAGCATCATGGTTTGGATGGCAGATGTACATCACGTCAGCAGACTGAGCAAATTTTATTTCAAATAATTCAGCTTCTAAATAAGGAGTTGATATTTCAAATGCAGATCCACCAGATAAGACTTGACCTTTATCTTTGTAAACTCTCATGTACTGATTACCAAACTCAAGTACATAAGTTTGTACTGTTGAAAATTCAAAAGGTATCAGTCTTGTTTTTTTAGAACTATCTTTAACTTCAGAAATAAACTGAGTACCTACTCTTCTTGTAGCAGCTCCTTGAGGATGTACTAAAAAATTTGTAAGTTGTTTTGCTCCAGAAGCATACTTGGCAAAATCTGTTCTACCAGATAATTTGTCTCCAAGTTCTCCAGAAACAAAACTTGTTAAAGCAAGTGTTGTTCTTGGCATTATAATCTCGCGTCAGTAAATTCGTTACTCTCAACAGTTCCTAAACTGTTTTCTGTAGCATCAACAAATCTAGCTTCTCTTAATCTTTCATCAGCTAAAGCTTGATAGTTATTTGCTAATGTTGCGTTATTAGTTATTGCATAAGCTATATCTGCTGCCAAAGCTGCTGATAATGCTTCGTTAAAATAAGTATCGTATTCGTTAGGATCTGTAATTAAGGCAATATATACAAGGAAAACAGTACCTTCATCAGTCTTTATTTTTCTACCTTCTACAACGTAATCTATTGTTGATTTAATACTGTCTGTAGATCCAGTATGAATTTTTAAAACTCTAAGGCAATCAGATGGTAGAGTATATTGATTTGCATACTCTACTACTGGAGCATCACTATCTTTTGCTAATTCAACTCTCTTTGTTGCAAAGTTCCAAGCATGAGATCTAAAAGTTCTATTTCTTATAGGCTCATATCTCTGATTACATAATCTAGCATTTTTACTATCTTCAGTTAATGCTGATATTGTTGAAGCTCCTAAAAAGTTTAAAGCTGAATTACAAATGTCTACTACTGATGCCATTATATTTTTGCTCCTAATTCTTTACAGTCAAATTTAACTACTATTTTATTTTTATTTATGTACTCTAAATCCCACTCTTCGATTTCTTTTAAATTTCTAAATGTACTTTGTGCAAGAGCGTAACCAGCATTTACACAATCATAGTGCGATGAGAATTGATAACCTGAGATAGTGCTGTTAGGACACTGACCAGTATTCATACTACACATATATAAAATTAAAATATATTTCATTATTGATTGACTAGGCAGCTTTACACCGCCTAGTCTAATTGCAGATCACTGCGTATTAATTAACAACGTAACTAATATTCCATGAAAGAGTTCCAGCAGTTCCACCAGCAGCACTCATTGTTACTGCTATGTAGAAATAACCGCCCGGATCTGAACTATCTCCAGCAAGCTCCCACATTTTTTTACCAGCTGTATCGATGTTAGCAGCTTCAAATCTAACGTCTGCCATAGCTGCTGCATCAGCAACATCTGTAGCAAAAACATCTTCATCTTTTACTGTTCCATCTGTAGTGTAAATTCCTACGTTGAATGTGCAAGATCCACCAAAAGTGTCAGAGCCAATAAATAAACTTGGCACTGCTGCGTTTGATGGGATCGGTGCTAACATTACAACATCATCGTTATC